TTGTAGATGATGAAGGAGACACTTGGAAACTAGATGAGTATGGAGATAACTCACATATGTGGGAATATCTGTCATGAGTTTAGAGACAGACTTAGAACTTGAACACCTCCTGTTTGTAGAGAGGAAGTGTAGGTTCTGTGGTAGGAGTAAGAGTTTACTAGAAGATTTTTATAAGACACGTAAGGACAGAGGTAATAATCCATCGGCATATGCTTATGAGTGTAAGTCTTGTACCATATGGAGAGTCAATAGAAAGAAGAATAGACCTAGACCTTTACCTCCATACCTAGCAGACTATCCAGATTGGTAATCACGGCTTTATTCCCCAGTGAAAAACCAAGTTATAATAAATAATTTCAGCATCCAATTTGGACATACCTTAGGAGATTTAACAGATGGCATCGACACAGCTTTCACCAGGTGTAGTCGTATTAGAAAGAGATCTGACCAACGTAGTAAACGCAACAGTAGATAATATTGCTGCTATCGTTGGAAGTTTTGAAAAGGGGCCTGTTGAGCAGGTCACTGATGTAACAAGTGAGAAAGAATTACTTTCTATATTCGGCAAACCTACTGAATATAACTACGAGTACTGGTTTAGTACCGCACAATTTTTACTCTACGGAGGTACTGTAAAGGTTATCCGTGCAATGAATGATTCGTTGAAAAACGCAATCGATACTGCACAGTATACGGTAACTACTTTCAGTGCGTCTGACACAACACTAACAGTTGCTTCAGCAACAGACTTCGACGTTAACGATGTCCTTGCTGTTGATGCTGAATTACTGGTTATCTCCGCAATCTCTGGTAATGATGTAACAGTTTCACGTGGACAGTTAGCAACATCTGCTGTATCTCACGCTGCTGCTACTAGCATCACCTTGATTGAGCCAGCTGGCACATCTTCAACCATTAACGAAGGTGGTACATTCAGTGACAGTGACGTAACTCTTACAGTTACATCTTCTGCTGCTCTTGGTGTAGGTACTAACTCATACATCAGAGTTGATGATGAAATCCTACAGGTATCTTCCGTTGCTGGTAACGATCTAACTGTTGTCCGTGCTCAGTTAAACACAACTGCTGCTGCACACACTGATGGATCTACTGTTAATCTACAGACTGTTACAACTAACAAGACAGAGATTAATGAGACAACTGCAACTGGTGTTACTGCTCCTCTAATTAAGAATCTTGCTACTTATGAAGCAAACGTAGAGACAGCATCTAACAACTGGAAGTGGGGTGCTAAGACCGCAGGTATCTTTGGTAACTCAATACGTGTTATCGTTACAGATGCTGGTCCTGACCAAGTATTATACCTCGCTCAACCAACTGCTAATGAGTGGGAGTTTGTAAACAACGCTGAGATTTCATTCTCTAATGCTAATGTTTACGGTAGAGTATATGATTACAGTGTTATCGTTACATTCAAGGATGATGCTTCTCTTGTAGGATCATTCGAGAAAGACAACTATATCACTGCCGTTAGTGGTGGTGTTACAGGACGTATCGTTGCATGGGATAAAGTCAACCGTAAGTTGGAAGTCACTATTGACGACACTGCGTCTGACATCCTTGAGATCAATGATACTGTTACTGAGTTGGCAAACAACAGTAACACTCCTGGATCTGCTACTGGTGACTCTGGACAGATCGAGTCAATCTCACGTGAGCTACGTGTTGCACTAAATCAAGCATCACCTAGGTTCCAAGCAAACCAGACAGTTGTAGATAAGAATACAACAACTATCTCGATTGCTAACGTTGAGGTTGACTATGAGTCACGTCTCTATGGAGAGAATGCTAAGTGGATCAACGTTGCTGCACGTCCTACAACCTCCGCATGGGTTGCAGACAGAGGCGGTTACAATGACCTAATGCATATCTTAGTCATTGATGGTGACGGAAAGATTACGGGAACTCCAGGAGCAGTCCTAGAGAAGCACCTTAATGTTTCTAAAGCAATTGATGCTAGATCTCCTCAAGGCGACAACATCTACTATAAGGATGTAGTTAAGAACTTCTCTGAGTACCTATATTGGGGATCTCATGAGACTGCTAACATCTATGATAAGAATACATCTAACTCTGGAGTTATTGGTGTATCAGGTGTTAACAGAGAGTTTGATATCATCAAGGCAGCAGACCCTCTTAACAACCTAGACGATCCAACAGGATTGAATCCTCTAGCAATACCTCTACTAGGTACTAAGAATAGAGCAACACTACGTTATGCACTACAAGGTGGTGCTGATGGTTATACTATCGCACGTCCTGATATTCTAGGAGCATACGATCTATTCTCTGACCCAGAGACTGTAGATATTGATTACCTTCTTATGGGACCATCCATGAGTGGTATCGATGATACAATCGCTAAAGCACAGCACGTAATTTCTATTGCTGCTTCACGTAAGGATTGTATTGCATACGTTTCACCTTATCGTGGTGACGTAATAGGTCAGACAAAGACATCAACAATTGTCTCACGCACAGTTAACTACTTCGATCAGTTAAGTAGTACTTCTTATGCGGTATTTGACAATAACTACAAATACATCTATGATAAGTACAGTGACAAGTATCGTTACATTCCATGTAATGCTGACGTTGCTGGACTTACACTAAGCACAACTCTTGCACAAGAGCCTTGGTTCTCTCCAGCAGGTTTCAACAGAGGACAGTTGAGAAACGCAATTAAACTTGCTTACTCACCTCTTAAGGATCACAGAGATACACTTTATGCATCTCGTGTTAACCCAATCGTTGCATTCCCTGGACAGGGCATCGTACTCTTCGGAGACAAGACTGCACTCTCTTATGTTTCTGCCTTTGACAGAATTAACGTTAGACGTTTATTCCTAGTCATGGAAGAAGCAATTTCAGAGGCTGCTAAGACCCAACTATTCGAGTTGAATGACGAGTTTACTCGCCAACAATTCAAGAACATTGTTGAGCCATACTTACGCAGTGTCCAATCACGACGTGGTATTGTTGACTTCCTCGTAGTCTGCGACGGAACAAACAACCCTGCTGAGTCGATTGACCGTGGTGAATTCTATGCTGAAATCTTTGTGAAACCCACAAGATCTATCAACTTCATCACATTGACCTTCACTGCCACTAGAACTGGAGCAAGCTTCAGTGAGCTAGTTACTTAATGAGTAAACCGTGGCACGGCATCGTGCTCAACCTCAAATAGGAGATTAAAATGTCACAATACGACAGTCAAACATATTCGGGAGCAACCGAAGGGGGAAAAATAAGTGCACCTATTCTAGACTTTAGAAATAGGATTCAAGACTTAGCCCGCCCTAACCTGTTTCAGGTTGAGATCGGGTTCCCTGGTATACTAGATGACGGATCACCATCCGTCGGTGGTGCAAGTGGTACCACAGAGAACACTACTCAGAGTGAAGCTGGTAAATCAAAAGCAGGTGCAGGTGCATCTGCTGCTTCTCTTGCTACTTTCCTTGTGAAGGCAGCAAACATACCAGCTTCTACAGTGGGAGTAATCGAAGTGCCTTACAGAGGTAGGACACTTAAGATTGCTGGAGACAGAACCTTCGAGCCATGGACTATTACAGTCCTTAACGACAAAGGTTTCGCACTCCGTTCTAAGTTTGAAGAGTGGTCTACTAAGATCCAAGCTCTTCAGCAAAACCTACAGGAGCCTAAGACTATTGCTGAGTATCAAGCAAACGCAAAGGTACGTCAGTATGACAGACAAGGAGCTGTGGTAAGATCATATAGGTTTGAAGGTATATGGCCTTCAACTATTTCTGCTATTGATCTAGCATGGGATAGCAACGATACTCCAGAAGAGTATACAGTTGAGTTCCAGGTTCAGTACTGGACATATGATACTGATTCTAACGCAGGTAATGCTGTCCAAGAAGGATCAGAAAGCTAACCACATAAATACATAATGAAAAGGAAGGACAACTAAATGTCACAACTGTTTGGATATTCGATAGAACGTAAGAAGAAGGGTCAAAAATCCATTGGCCCTTCTTTTGTTACGAAAGATACGGATGATGCAGCACAACCCATTGTGGCAGGTGGTTACTTTGGTCAATACGTTGACCTTGGTGACGCAGCTAACAAAGCAAGTGATGTAGATCTCATTGGTAGATACCGTGAGATGTCTCTGCATCCAGAAGTGGATCAAGCAATCGGAGATATAACCGCAGAAGCTATTGCAGGTGATCTAGATGATAAGCCTGTAGAAGTAGAACTCTCAAACCTTCAGGTATCTGAGAGTGTAAAAAGAAGAATTAGAGAAGAGTTTGATAATGTATTATCATTACTAGACTTTGATCGTAAAGCATATGATATCTTTCGTAGGTGGTACATCGACGGAAGACTTTTTTATCATAAGATGATTAACCCTGACAATCCTCAAGAAGGAATGACAGAGTTGAGATACATTGATCCTAGAAAGATTAAAAAGGTTATCGAATATGCGAAACCATCGGATCGTGTGTCACCATCTGACCCAGAAGTCAACACACTAGTACCTAAGAGTGTAGAGTATTTCATTTATTCACCTAAAGGACTACGTGGGTATGAAAATAGAGGATTAAAAATAGCAACAGATGCTATATGTTTTGTCCACTCAGGTCAGTTAGATATGCAACGCAACTATGTGTTGTCACATCTTCACAAAGCTATTAAGGCAACTAACCAGTTGAGAATGATTGAAGATTCTCTGGTTATTTACCGCATGTCACGTGCACCAGAGCGTAG